CAAATTCAAGACCAAGCCACGCTATGAGAATTGTAGAATTGATAATCGACGAAGAGGCGGAGCTGTACGGCATCGACGCCATCTCCCTCGTAGACCGTCCAGCCATCGAGCTCGACTTCATCGCCCTGAAAGAACAGCGGGTAGAGTTCGCAGAGGTGGACGCCGACAAGCGCGTCCTCATCGGCCCCGCCCTTGTACCCGACAAGCCTATCTACCGCAAGAACGGAGAGGACGAGTTCTACGTCTACTTCTCGAAGGGTACCGTGCGCAAGGCCAGCGAGCTATACCTGAAGCACGGCAACCAAGCGAAGCACACCCTCGAACACGAGCACACCATCCACGGGCTTACCGTCGTGGAGTCGTGGATCGTGGAGAACAAGGAACAGGACAAGTCCGCCCTGTATGGGCTCGACGTTCCCGTGGGTACATGGATGGTAGCTGTCAAGGTGGATAACGAAGCCATCTGGCAGGAGTGGGTGAAGGAAGGCAAGGTCAAGGGCTTCTCTATCGAGGGCTACTTCGTCGACAAGATGAAGAAGAACAGCGAAGACGAGATGCTCGCCGAGCTAGCTAAGGCCATCGTAAAGGCAGACAAGCGTACGAAGGCAGGGGTGCGGGTAGTCATGGAATCCTACGACGACTACCCCGAGGCAGTCAAGAACAATGCCAAGCGAGGGATTGAACTCAACGAGAAGAACGGCAACAAGTGCGCCACCCAGACGGGGAAGGTCAGGGCTCAACAGCTAGCCAACGGAGAGCCCGTTTCCCTTGAGACGGTCAAACGCATGGCCTCCTTCCTACAACGGGCGGAGGAGTACTACGACGAGGGCGACATGAACGCGTGTGGGACTATCTCCTATCTCCTGTGGGGTGGGAAGGCTGGCCTCCGGTGGGCTTCGTCCAAGCTGGCCGAGGAGCTTATGAGCCAACTAGAAAAAGAATTTTCCACCAAACCTGAGAATTGACCCCTCGAAAACCTTATATAAAAAACGGCACGACATGACTATTCAAGAAAGGGTGCAGGACATCTTCAACAAGTTCAACGTCAACTTGAAAGTAGAGGAGTCGCGCACCGAACTGGCAGAGGCCGCCCTCGACAACGGGACGGTGATCTACACGGACGGCGACGACTTCGTAGAAGGAGACGAAGCCTATATCATTAACGACGAAGGCGAGCGCATTCCGCTCCCTCCAGGGGACTACACCTTCAAGGACGGGGGTGTCATCTCTATTGCTGACGGTGGCAAGATTGCAGCCTTGAACAAAGGAGGCGAAGGTAAGGAAGCGAAAGATGGCAAGGCATCCAACCCAGCCAAGACCAAGCAACCCGTCGCGGAGGCTCCCGCCAAGGACGCACCCGTCAAGCCCGCACCCACCGACCCCCCGGTTAAGCCACCCACGAAGCCCAAGACTCGCCAGAGCGCGGACTTCGAAGAAGAAGAAAATGCAAACGACATGGAAGAAGTAACCATTAACTACGTCACCCGCGAGGAGGTAGAGGCCATCATTGCCGAAGCCATCGCCGCTGCTATGGGTGAACCAGCCGTCGAGGAAGCCGAGGAAGAGGAGAAGGAAGAGATGAGCGTCAACCCTGAAGCTCCCAAGGCAGAAGCCAAGGAGGAGCCACAAGCGGAGGCCGTAGAGCCTACCGAAGAATTTGAGGTCGAAGTCGAAATGAGTGCAGAGACTACCGAAGCACCCAACGAGATGGACGTAATCATGACCGAGCTCTCACAGGTCAAAGAGCGTCTCTTCGAGCTCCAGAAGCAAGCAGCCTCCACGGGGCTGAAACACAAGGCACCAACCCCAAAGAAGGAGCCTTTAAATCTCCAGAATTTGACAACTGAAGAGCGCGTCCGTGCTCTCGCAAATCACTACAACGCCTAAACTATGGCAAACGCAACATTCACCACTTCGACCTACGCGGGACAGGCTGCCCTTCCCTTCGTAGCTCCAGCCATCTTGAGCGCGGACACCCTCGCCAATGGCTACATCTCTGTCTTGGACAACGTCCGCTTCAAGGCAAACCTCCGCAAGCTGACGGGCGCGGCTATCGCTGCTCGCTCTTGTGAGTTCACTACACCCGCCGCTGGTGGCTTGGACATCTCTGACGTCGTTTTGACTACGACCCAGCTCCAAGTAAACGAGCAAATTTGCAACGACGACTTGGCTCAAACTTGGGCAGCGGAGCAGATGCGCGGAAACTACGCAGGTGCTCCCGGCGACTACGTTTCCTTCTTGGGTCAATACGTCGCAGCTCGCGTGGCTGCCAACGTAGAGCAGAACATCTGGCAAGGCAACTACGACGCCGACGGCTCTGGAGCCGGAACTCCAGTCGTTACCAACTTCACGGGTATCTGCAAGCACATCGTAGACGCTACTCCCGGCCACGAGACTACGGCCACCTTGCCTTTGGCTGCTGCGACTGTGGCTTCTGTAAGCGTAGGTATCTTGGACGCTTTGGCGGACATTACCGCTGACGCTCCTTCAGCTATCGCTGGCGACCCTGACGCTGTTATCTTCATGAGCCGTGCCTCTGCCCAGCTCTACTACCAAGCGTTGGCTGCTAATTACAACCTGCCTTTCTTGAACGACGGCATGGTGGCGAAGTACGCTGGCTACACTATCATTACTCCTGCCGGCTTCCCTGCCGACACCTTGCTCTTGGGCAAGAAGGAGAACTTCTACTTCGGTACGAACCTCTTGACGACTGACCACGTCGAGGCTCGTTTCTTGGACTTGACCAACACCACCGGAGACGCCGTGACTCGCATTGCGATGTTGTTCGACGGAGGTACGCAGGTTGTAGACCACGACTCTTACTCAGTCTGGCGTCGCACCGCCTAATCATTAACCGAGGGAGGGGGGGCTTCGGCTCCCCCGCTTTCACAAACCCCAAGAACAAATGGCTTGCTCATTAACTATTACAGGACGCTCGCTTCCTTGCCGTGATGCCCTCGGAGGGGTAAAGAACGTGTGGATTGGACCATTTACTGACGGCATCTGGGACGCTGTAGCTTCCGGCGAAATTCCGGACTCTTCTGCCGCGTTGGAGTTGCACGACTTTGTTTCTCCCAAGAACACGTCTAGCCTCACGCAGACGGTCAACTCAAGCATTGAGAACGGAACCGTGTACTACACTCAGGTCTTGAGCTTGGTTTGCAACAAGCCCGTTGCAGCCGACGTAACAGAAATTCAGAACCTCGCAAAGGGTCGCCTCGCAGTAGTTGTCCAAGACAACAATGACAACTACTTCGTAATTGGACACACGCGTGGAGCAGAACTCACTGGAGGCTCTCTGACTACCGGTACGGCCTACGGCGACTTGAACGGTTTTACTTTGGAATTCACGGGCGAGGAAGCTATCCCCGCTCCGTTCCTTGACCGCGCGACAGCCGAAGCCCCAACGGGTAGCGTTACCTTCACCGTTACAGCATAAGCCGAGGCACTGCCTTAGGACTGTTATACAAAGGAGGGGGAGGGCGCAGGCTCTCCCCTTTTTTAATTCACAAAGCATGGTCAACCTACTCCCCAACACAGCAGGACAGAGAATGTACTGCACCCCGTTCGAGGCTCGTAAGTTCCTCGCTTCTTTTACCGACTACCTCGTCGTGCTTCGTAACGATGCGAGCGAGGAGACCTACGCCTTCATCGCCAACGTGACATACGACAACGAGAGGTACTCCCAGTTCCGTATCTCCACAGCTACGGACAACCCCACGGCGGGAAACATCCTTCTCACCGAGTCGGGGCTGTACACCTACACGATCTACGGGCAGAACTCAGACACCAACCTCGACCCCGAGGACGCCTCTATCGTGGGGGTCTGCGAGGTGGGGGCTTGCCGAGTCACGGCGACCGGAACTTACTTCGACTTCGACAACCCGACAGTCCCCGACAACGTTATATATTACGAGTAAATGGAACTTATCAAACTCAAAGAATACGAGGAGCGGAGCTACGCCGAAGCACCCTCGAAAGATGGATACGTGAAGTACGGGGACGACAACCTCTTCCCTCAATACCTCATCGACCTGTACAAGTCGAGCGCAACGCACAATGCCTTGTGTACTTCTATCGCCTACATGATCTTCGGTGACGGCGTACAGGCCGACACCCTCGACGCTAGGCTCAAGATTCAAGAGTGGGGTCTCGACGACGAGGTACGGAAGGCTTGCCTCGACCTGAAGATTCAGGGAGGCTTCGCTCTGGAGGTCGTCTACTCTATCGACCGAACGACCATCTCCAAGGTGAGGCACTGCCCCTTTGAGAATATCAGAAGCGCGGAGGTTGACGAGGACGAGAACGTGGAGTTCTACTACTACTCAAAGGACTGGAGCGACAAGAGGTGCGAGCCGGAGCTCGTGCGAGCTTTCGACCCCGAGGATGCCGTAGAGTACCCCGTCCAGATTCTGTACGTCAAGCCTTTCTCGCCCGGCTCGTACTACTACCCCAAGCCCGACTACATCGGCTCGATTGATTATATCGAGCTCGACAAGGAAATCGGCAAGTACCACATCAACAATATCAAGAACGGCATGGCTCCGTCGTTCCACCTTGCCTTCAAGAACGGCACTCCCTCACAGGAGGAGAGGCGGAAGATTCGCAACGACGTGGAGCGTCAACTGGCCGGGGCTACCAACGCGGGTAAATTCATCATGACCTTCAGCGACCAGCCCGACAGGAAGCCCGACTTCGAGCCGTTCCCCCTCTCCGACGCTGATAAGCAATACCAATTCCTCTCTACGGAGGTCTCCGACAAGATTATGATAGGACACCGCGTGGTGTCTTCGGCTATGTTCGGAGTCAAGACGGCGGGACAGCTCGGAAACACCCAAGAACTGGAAATCGCTTCTACCTTGTTCGACGACCAAGTGGTGAAGCCTTACCAACGCATCGTAAAGAACGCCGTACAAAGCATTTTGAACGCTGCGGGTACCCCGGCTATCGTTTCAGTCGTAGAAGTCGAAGAGGAGGCTCCTACGGTGGCTGAATTGTCGTCTGAAGATGAAGTGGTGGACTTGACGCTCGCCTCCGACTACCTAATCCAGATGGGCGAGGAAGTGGACGAGGACGAGTGGGAACTCATCGACGCCCGCAAGGTGGACTACGACACCGAGAATATGCAGGATGCCCTCTGGACGTTTGCACGCACCATCCCCGGCAGTTCTGCCGAGCGTGGAAGCCGAGGCGTTAGCGAGCAGGACAACGAGCTTATCCGCGTCCGCTATGCTTATATGCCCAAAGTAACGGGAAGCCAAGGCACGGCTACCTACGAGTCGCGCGACTTCTGCAAGAAGATGGTGGGAGCCGGAAACAAGGTCTGGAGGAAAGAAGATATTGTCGACGCAGGCAACCGAGCCGTAAACCCCGGATGGGGAGCGGGAGGGGCTGACACCTACTCGATTTGGTTCTACAAAGGCGGGGGGTCATGCCAGCACTACTTCGAGCGTCGCACCTACCTCCGCAAGGACAACGAACGCATCTCGGTAACTCAAGCCCGCGCCCTCATTCGTGAGGCAGGACTCGAACCCCTTGAACAGAACGACCCCAAGGTAGCCAAGCGTCCCCGCGATATGGGTGGCGACAAACGCGGATTTTTAGAACCCAAAAACTGGACAACCCCAAAGTAAATGGCACTCACAGCAGAAGTTCTCTTCGTCAATCCTGACTACATGAAACGCCTCACGCAACTCAACGGGAGCGTGGAAGATAAGGTCATGGCTCCGGCCATCATTTTGGCACAAGACAAATACCTCCAGCAGTACCTCGGCACTGACCTCCTGAACAAGCTCAAGGCCGACGTTCAGGCGGGGACGGTGACGGGCAACTACGCCACCCTCCTCGACAACTACGTCCGTAAGGCTACGGTGTGGTGGGCTATGCTCGAACTCATCCCCAACCTCTACGTCAAGCTCGACAACGGGGGGCTCGTTATTCGCACCTCCGACGCTACGGCTCCTATCTCCGATAGCGACCTGCACCGAGAGATTGAGAACGCACGGCAGAACGCCCAGTTCTACACCACGCGAATGGTTGAGTACCTCTGCAACAACTCCGGCCTGTTCCCTGAGTACTCATCGAACAGCGAAAACGATATGCTCCCACAGAAGACGGTGTACTATCAGAACGGGCTCACCATCTCGACAGGCCACGACCAGATGGATCCCGACCTCGCCCGCTACCTCTTCGGATGAACACAAGAAAAGAAAACATCACACGCCTAAAGAAGTGGCTCAATGAGAAACGCCCTACTCCTAACGCTCTCCCTCCTATGGCTAAACCTCCAAGCTCAGGAGTGCGTAAGCCTTGAACCGAAAGTCATGGGTCTGCCCGCCCTCTCGGCAGACCTTTCGGCTGAGACGGAGAAAACCTTGCCTATTGTCTTCCACGTCATGCACACGGGAGAGGACGTAGGCGAAGGGGCGAACATTACCGACGAGGCTATCCTTGAGACGCTGGGCTTGGTAAACGACCAATTCCGAAAGGTGCCGGGGAGCACGGGCGACGGGATAGGGGTAGACACGAAGATTGACTTCTGCCTAGCTAGGCGAGCCCCCGACGGGAGCCCTACGAGTGGCATCACACGCCACGACCTATCGAACATCTCCGACTTCGTAGCCGATGGCGTCGCGCTCTCTGGACTCGATGACGGAGCCTCTGACCTACAGGTGAAAGAAATAGCTTGCTGGGACGTGGACGAGTACGTCAACGTGTACATCGTTCCCGAAATCAACGGCAACAACGGAGGAGGAGGGGTGCAGGGGTACGCCTACACGGGAGCCACGGGCAACTGCCTCGACGGCGTTGTCATCCTAGCGAATAGGATGGTCATAACCGAATACAACTTCGGGAAGGTTTTGACCCACGAGTTAGGCCACTACTTGAGCCTTCAGCACACCTTCTACAACACCACGTCGTGTGCCACCGAGAACAACTGCCAGACGCAAGGAGACGGGGTGTGCGACACTCCCGTTACGACGACAAACTACTCCTGTAGCTCTCCCGCCTGTGAGGGTGCTATGCTCGAAAATTACATGGACTACACCGGCGAGTATTGCCGGGACTCCTACACGACAGGACAGGCGGAGAAGATGCACTCCTATATCGTTTCCTCACGGTCTCAACTGCTGACGGCTCCCTCGTGCATCCCTCCCGTAGACATCGACCTCGCCCTCGCGGACGTGGACTACCAGACGCCGTTCTGCCAACAAACTCAAAACATCGAAGCCACGGTGTCCAACCTAGGCAACCTCCCCGTAGGTAGCGCGTCCGTCGTCGTCGGGTCGGACGGCATCTACTACACCGAGGAGATTTACGACATAGAACCCGGGCAGACGGTACAAGTACCTTTTGAGAATATCCCCCTCAACGGGGTCTTCTGGGTTTCCGTAATCGCGGAAGGCGACGAGTACGAAGACAACAACCAGTACCTAGGTTTCGTGGACTACGAAGCGGGGTCTCTATGGGAGATGGACTTCACCACCGACTTTTTCGCTCCTGAAAATTCATGGGTTCTCGAAGGGGAGGGCGTCTACCTCGAATCGCCCTACTACCCACTGGGGATAAACGCGTACAGCTACGACGCTTGCCTGTTCTCTGGGTGCTACACCCTCACGATCTACGACGCGGGAGGCGACGGGATGCCGTATGGAGGGGAGGTAGTTATGACCGTCGACGGGGTAAGCGTCCCCGTGGACATCGCGGGCGACTGGAGCGAGCTTGTAATCGAGTTCTGTCTGGAGACTAACGACTGCCCCTTCGACCTTGACGGCAACGGCAACGTAGGGAACGGCGACCTCCTGCTCTTCCTTACCGACTACGGCTGTACCGCATCCTGCCAGTACGACCTCAACGGCGACGGAGCCACGGACGTGAACGACCTTCTCACCCTCTTGAACGTATGGGGCTTGCCTTGCC